CTAAGGTCAGGGGGTTGCGGATATGGGATACCAACCCTAGGTGCTCACGGATTACAAGCAATAAGAGACATACTCACTAACTCAACTTGGGTATGTCAGCCAAGTAGTCCGAGAGTGTTAGTGGACTCTCATCTACTGGGGTAGAAAGGGGTAAGACCCAGTAGAGATTTAGATAATCGCGAGGGATCGGCTCGCAATTCCACGCTACCACCGACCCGCCGATCTCGCAACTTCGCCGCCCGACCCACCCCACCCCACCCCGACGACGGGGGAGGGCGGTTTCCTACACGACTACTTCGGTAGTGGTAGCGGTAGCGGTAGGTCTACCAGATTTCACTCATCTCTTTAGCTCTGTACTGTGCGTAGTCTTTGCTACGTTCAACAGCTTCTTCCGGTAACAGATCAGCAACACCAATAGCTATGTCTGTTATCAACGGCCGGATGTGTGGTGCTGCAAGTAATGCAAGCGTAAGTATTTCTGTAAGTAGATTCTCTACCTGATCTTTGTCAGTCTCTGTAAGAGCGACCATGTTTCTTCTCCTTCTCATTGCTTACCATCTCTATTGCTACAGATGAATGTTTGTTCTTGTTGAAGCATATCGGGGAACCCTTTGGTTCAATGTATGTAGTGAGAGTCATCTCACAGATAGGACATTTCCATTGTCTCTGCGTCATAAGCTTCGATCTCCTCCTTCTTGCATGAGCATTGCAGTACTGCTGTGTACATGTGGTTCATCTCTTCTGTTTGGTATGGCTCACGCACCATGATCCATGTCTCATCTTCTTTGGAGTAGTCACGCTTAAGGCGCATGCCTGTGTCCCACCCTGTACCTTCACACTTGTTACAGTACCTTGAGTGTTCTTTGACCGGAGCTAGACCACGCAATACTTCCTTGACTCGGTTGAGTGACGGGAATCCCTTGTCTTTCTCTAGTATTGACAGGCATTTCCTGCCGTCCTCTATCGATGCGCGCAGCAAGAACTCATCGGCACCCCATGCTCGCTTGACTGTGTTGCGTGCGACGTTGTCCTTTGGGAACACACCGCACAAACGATCAATGAATAGATCTATGTTTTCTGGCTTCATTAGCTTTCTCCCTTAGCTGTCTGTGTATCTCTGTGTCAATTGCTTCGAGCGTATCGTGTAGTGCTTGCTCTTCTGTTCTACCAACATACACACGTCGTAGAAACTTTGATGCATTAAGCAGCGCATGTGTGTTGATCATCGCTTTGCCCTTCTTAGTTCTGCTTTGTAAGTCTTTCGTTGGCGTGCACTCATGCCACCCCACACACCATAGGTGAACGAGTTGTCTAACGCAAATTCCAAACAGTCATCCTTGACTGAGCATGTAGCACATACAGCTTTTGCTTTGTTGACAGTACCGTCGGCATCGCCCTTCTCCGGAAAGAACATCTCTGTCATGCCTTTGCATGCAGCCTTGTCTGTCCACTCAAACTTTTTGTTTACTAGCTTCCACTCGTCGAGTATCTCAGCCATAAGTTCCCTTCGTTTCTGACTTGTCATCTGTCCTCAGTTCGTGAACCAGGGACTCCATCCAGCTACATCGAACAGGAGTCGCCCAGCTTTTAAGTTTGTTAGTGGGTCAAGTAGTTTATCCTGATCGCATACCTTCATCTGCTTGCAGACTAGGCCGTGATACTGAGCATGGTCTTGCTTCCAGTGAACGCCATTGATCTGCATCAGACCGGTGTCAGACCTGTGGTTCCACTCAGCTACTCCGGTGATGTTGCAGTTCTTGTCCACTATGTCCCCACCTCTACGGTTGGGGCACCCACCAGACTCCCTCAAGATTATGTGACCCAGTCTCTTGAGCTGATGCTCCTTCCACCCAGCGGCCAAGGCTAGATCCCTCAACCATGAGATATCCCCATGTCGGAATTGGATCGGGGTCGTCAATGACCTCACATCCGCACGTTCCCCGACAGGTGCAGGTGAGTTCAGGTACTCCGGTGCTCCAGCTGCTTTCGCTTCCGCTGTCATAGCTCCGAGTAATAAGAGTGGTGCAATGCAGCACCGAGTAATTCTCTTCATCGTTCCCTCCCATTATAGTTTCCTTCTCTAACCCTTATGGAATAAGGCTTACAACTTCTGTGAATTCTGTTAGTGTCATGAGCACCACGCCCTCGGTCGTACCGTCAGGCATGGCCACCATTACAAACGGACGATTATCGCCCAGCGATTTAGCCGTGTCACTTTGGGCTTTAGCATCCCTGAACCTCGTCCAAATCGGACCAACCTGAGCGCCTGCCTTGATCTCGCAACGAAAAGCACCACCCCAGTTCTCCTCGTGACGGGTAAGGTGACCGCCCAACCCAAGTTTCTTACGGGCTCGACGCGCCTTCGAATCGCCTTTAGTGCGGTTCCTCTTACCCCTAGCTGCAGGGTCACCACAGTTTCTAATCCGACGCGCACCGTCACGACCCGGTCGTCCGAGCGTCCCGAATAGGGGGCATCCCACAGAGTTGCACTTGTCTTTGTTGCCTTCACAGTATCCTTTCCTTTCATCTGTCATAGCTGTTCCTCCATACCGAAGGACTGTGGTTGTCCTCAACCTTCAGCTTGTGTTCGTTGCTTTCGTATAACCGGATTACATGCATGCAATGATCGTCTAGTTCTTCCTCTTCAAGTGAGCAAGGTAATCCGTCATGCGTGTAACAAACGGGAGGGCCAGCCCAGCCATTGTCCAGGCCGACCCTCATCCATTCGTCGAATGTCATTTGAACTTGGTGATAAGTATTGATGCTTCGCCCTTGGTCAAGGTGTCAAAGCTATCCAACTCACGACCGATGGTTGCACCACACAGATCCAATACTTCCTGACCCTTGATGCCCTGACCTGACAGGATTGCACGGATCATGTTGACCTGCTTCTCTGTTGCTAAGTCACCTGGGTTCTTGATAACTGGTGCTGGCTTGTCAACCTTCTCAGCACCAAAGGTATCCATGAGTCCATTGATGATCTCATCTGTTGAACGATTGTCAACTGGCTTTGATGGTGCAGGTGTAGAACCCATGCGCTGTACCTTCTCCATCTCCTCACGACTAGGGCGTGAACCCTTGGCTGCGTAGCCACAGTTGGCCAGTCCGCGCCCAATTGCGCTGGTCTCTGCGTTCTCGGCATGACTTGTCCGGTTGACCGGCGATGCACCACGAAGTTCTTCTGCGTATCCGGTTGCTACAGGACGATCGTCTTCACGGTTGAAGTAGATCTCTGCACGCACAAGAATACGGTTGTCGTCGTAGTAGTGAACAGACGTAAGGATTCTTCCATCCTGATGTTCGTTCCAAAACTTAACGAGTCGATCTTCTACGGTCTCGTAGTTATCTAGGTTGAATGATGCCATTGTTATTTCCTTCCTTTGGTTTTCATGACACGAAACTTCGTGTCTTTCTTGTACAACTTTGCCAACTCCGGACGCTCTCTGTCAAGTCGCGCCGTGTCCAAGGATGTACGCTTCTGTTCTTTCCAGGTGATCACGACCTCCCCGTCGATCACACCTTCTTCTGCTTCTTGCAGTAGCTTCCCAAGTTCCGCCTTGAGAATACTTTCTCTTTCTTCCAGCGCCTTGATACCTTGCTTCACCTTATCCAAGTCAGCGATCATTAGTGATGCCTCACTTGGAAGTTCCACCTGCATCGGTAGTGACTTGGCATACAGTTCGCTCATGTTTTCGTACGACATGATTGCCGTATCAGGAACATCACCTAGGTCAATCGCCTCAAGAAACTTTGCAACTGCCTCGATATGTACCTGGCGCTCGTCAGACGAAACGGTTTGCTTATAGCGGTGGATAACCATGTCGCTGTCAAAGACACGCCATTCAATGTCGCGCATCCCTGAACAGATGGACTGCTGCACTCCCTGCCAGTACCAATGTGGTGGGAGTTTGCCGTCCCACTTCTTGTTAATCGTCTTGATTTCAAATGGTGTTCCTGTTCCGTCTTGTGCGTCAAGGGTAGCGACCATGCGGGCACGACCATCGTCGTAGCAATACAGCTCATTGGGTGTGAACAACTCAATACGTTCTTCGTCTGCAACCCATTCAATGATCATTGGTTCCATGCGGTTGCCACGCTCCATTGCTTGGGTCGGTGGCTTTGGCATTGGTGGTTCACTTGCCAACAGTTCGGTAGCAAGATCGCCGGGTGTCATGTACTTATGCTCACCATGTACTGCTGCTGCGGTAGAAGCGGCAATGCGCTTGCGACCCTTGTCATCTTGCCAGCGAGCAAGCAACCATTCTTGGCTGCCGTGAGTTGGCTTTGTAATTTGATATCTGTTCTCTTCCATGTTCCCTCCTTGTGGGTGGGATCACGCTACTGGGTTGATCGAGTTATGACAACCCCTGCTTCGAAGTCAACCTGCACACACTTAAAATCAACAATCATCTTGACCGGGATGTGGAGAACATGGTCAACGTCACCATCTGGGGTGATCGACTGGAACACGGTGATGTGGTCTGGCTTGCCACCTTCTGATTCAGCCAGAAGAAATCCAGACGTTCTTACAATGCACGGCTCCGGATCTATCTCCGTTGGTTGCGTCCATGTAGTGGTGCCGGAGTGCGCGTCTTTCCATGTCACGTATATATAGGTGAGTGGCTCATTCATCGGCGTCGTCCAGTTTCTCCCCACATACAGGGGGGCGGGGGATGACCCCGTCATATACGCACGCGCACACGCGCGGGTTTACAACCAACATGTATATTCTCCAGTTACTCGGCCCTTGTCAGGATCGATGAAGTGCAAGCGCTGTGATGGTTTACCAACTGCACCTACATACGCACGCGCATACTCGTTGTGTGACTCTGGTGATCCGGATACAAAGATACGCCCGGCATTAGCCATGGTCAATGTTGTCGGGGTATGGAAGTGTCCGACATAACAGTCAGCGAATGGTTCAACTACACCAGTAGACCATGAACTCACCTTGCGGAGTATGCCCCCGTATGATCCGATCTCGTCGCCATGCACAAGCAATGCTCTGTACTTACCGATCTCAACTATCTGATACCAGTCCAATGACTGTTGCCATGTCACGTTCTTCAAGTCTTTGGTTCTGTCACTCGTTATCTTGTATGCAACACGGTCAATGTTGTCCCCGTTTGGCATGTCGCCTTTGCGACCAATCCGTCCGTGGTTACCGTATTCACACACAATGGACACCTTCTCAAAGTATGCAGAGAATGTGCGAACCATCTGCTCCATGATCCGAGACACCTCGAACAACTGCTCGAATAAGTGCGCTTCGATTTCATATGCTTGGCCCGGGAAGATTGATACGCCTTCGACCATGTCGCCACCGAACATGAGCACACATTCTTTTACTGGGTGATGTGCTCGCTGTATCTCTGTTAGTTCAATGACCTTTTGTGCAAACGTTTCGATTCTCTTGGAGAGAGTTTCGATGTCGTATGACTGTGTCTTCTTCCCACATTGCCAATCGGTTGCATGAACAAGAGCTACTTCTGGTTTTGTTTTGCGAACATCTTTCTTTGGTAGCGTCGGTGTCGTGCGTGCATTGCCCGTAGCGAGAGACGCATCCTTAGCAGCACGATATACCGCATCAATAACACCTTGGGATTTGATCCTTGATCTTGACTCTGAGAGCTGGCTCGTTTTAAGAGCGCGCCTAAGTTCTGCGATTTCATTCTGCAACTCTACAGTCTGCTGGAACTTACTGCTCACTTCTGCCTCCATCTTTGGATGCTCATAACAGATACTTCAACACCAAGATCCTTGAGTGCCCGACAGATTGCTGCTGCTGTGATTCCAGGGTTCTTCATTGCCTCTAAGAAATCGTTGTATGATTCCTCATCAAGAGCATTTTTAATTTTGTCTTGAGCTGGAACATTCTGTTTAGTTGATAGTACTTCTGTGAACTTGCTCATTGGCTTTCCCTCCGTTGGTAAGTGTCACCCGAGGGCCCAAGGAAGGGAAAAACCAAAGCCCCCGGAGTGACAAAAGAAACATTAACACACAGGTTGCGAAAGTTTGGGTAGGGGTGTATCGTGTTCGATCAACAACTGGCTAGTCGCATGTGTGTGCTTCCGTCGCAGGAGGTGGGCAGTAAACAGGGGAACCTGGGTAGTCAGCCATGTCGTGTGGCTGTGCGCTGTGAATTGTTTAGGGAGTCGGACTGTGGCAACCCGACGGGGGGCACTCAGATCTTTCTGTTGTGATCCTCGATGTGCTTGTCCAACTTGCCTTCCGTACGAATCACGGACTTGTGCATGTACTTGAGCATCCCCATAACCACGTCGTGATCACGGGCGTTTTCTTTGCGGAACTTCTGCACAAGCACAGTTAGCAAACTAAAAGCACCAGTAACAGCAGCAGCAAGTACGATAGCGAGGCCACCATCCACAAGGTTATGCCTTCGCCTCAAAGTCAAGGACAGCCTGTGAAGGTGTGCTATCTACCCAGCGGATATGCCATGGTTCTTCAGGAACAACTTCCCAAGAGAATCCAAATGCAGCAATGTTGAGCTTCATCCACTCAAGTATCTTGCCATTAGCGTTAGCAATGTCGACAGCAATGCCAAGCATATGACGCGAGCATTTCTTCGGATCATCTTCAGGAGCTGCAAGAGGTGCATTACCTGGCTTGAGAAACCACTTCTTACCCTTGTATGTGCGTGTCTTTCCAGTACCAGTATCGGTCTCGCTGTAGCGTTGGAGGAATCCTTTGAGCTGCTGGTCGATACTGCGGAATGTGTCACCGGATGAAGTGGGTTTGATAACCACCCCATCTGCCTTTGCCTTTGCGACCATTGCCTCGAATGCACGAGCAGCACAATGGTGCATCTGTCCACCTGTGGATAACTTGCGCAGCATGGCTGGAGTTATCTCGCTTGGCTTCTTTCCTTTGATGTGCTCGCAGTACTTGATCGGTACGATCGGCAGCGACATTACTCAGCTGCTGCTTCAGGCTTTGACTTAACTGCACCAGTGAACGCAAGTTCAATCTCTTCTTTGGTGAGTGAGCCATCGACGCTGAAGCGAAGAAGCTTTTCAACTACTTGTGCACATGCCATAATACCGGCAAGTGCTGCAGACTTCCAGAGGTCAACACCAATCAAGGCACCACCGGCAACAGCTGCCAATGCGGATGAACCGAACAATGCGAAGATACGGAAGATGATGTTTTGAAGCTTTGCCATGGTTAGTCTTTCTTGCTGAGTGTTAATACCGAATGCAATATCAATGTTACACCAGTAATCCATAGGGCCTGCCGTAAAGTGGGGCCAGACAGGGTGATCAAGACCATGCCGGTGCCAGCGTAAGTCCAAGAGTTATCAGCTAGGTGGTCAAAGATCTTTCTCATTAACGTCTAATTCTAGTACCTGCCGCCGCGAGGGTTATCCCCGCCGTGACAGCAATCAGGGTGCGTCGTTCTCCCACCGGGATATTGGATCCAACAGGGGTGTAATCGTCAAGCCCCTCGCCAAAGATGTTGATGGTGTCCTCGAACTCTTCGCGGATCTCGGTAGGTGCAGACTCGATAGTTTCAATCAACTGCTCAGTCTGTGCATCGGTCAGCTCGCCCACATCAAGGGCTTCAAAGATCTGCTCAGCTTCTTGCGCGCTAACAACAGCAAGCACCTCGGGAGATGTAGCAAGCGCAGCTGCCTGCTCCTGTGTTGGCTCTTCGGCAAGGATCTCCTCAATCACCTGGGATACCTGATCTGGACTCAAATCAGCAAGAGCCTCTACAAGCTCCTCTGTGGTCGTGGCCTCCTCAAGTATCGATGTGACTTCTTCCTCGCTTAAGGGAGCATCTGGGAGTGTCTCAGGGGTTGTGTCAACCACCTCTGGCTCGGTAGTCTCAGGGTATGTTTCTGGAACTAGCTCAGTTGTCGTGGTTGTTTCTTCGAGAGGCGTCTCCTCTTGGATGGGCTCCTCTACTACTGTCGTTGTGGTGCCTGTCTCGGTTATCTCAGGCTCTTCAGGAACGTAAGGCTCAGTCGGTTCTGGCTCGTATATTTGAGGGGGTTCAGTAGATGTTGACGGCTCTGGCGGTAGTGTCGTGGTCGGCACTAATACTGACGATGTTGTTTGCGGTACGGAAGAAGTCGTAGTTGAACTAGTCGTAGTAGAACTAGTCGTAGTAGTAGACGTAGTCGAAGAACTAGTTGAGGTAACCGGTAAAACTGTTGTACTTGTCGTACTTGTCGTTGTAGTACTTGTCGTCGACGATGTTGTACTCGTCGTACTTGTAGTCGTCGAT